GATAATGCTGATTTATTCGGACTAACGGTTGCACAAGATACTTCTGCTATTAGCCAAGAAGACCGCGCAGCGTTGCGCAATCAAGATATGGTTACACAGAATGCTTTAAGCCCTGACCGAGCAAACGATGTTGAATATCGTCTTTCTCAAGCAACATCCGAAGAAGACGTTTTGTCAATACTTCGTTCTCAACAGTAATTATTCATTCATAGTCACTTGGAGGTGACCGCACATGCCTACAACATACACAGGCACAACAAACACAGGTAGTACTTCTTTCGGAGGTACTGTTGGTGGTGCAGGTCTTGTACAGAAGGCGTATGACCGTCTTCTTGAGTTCGCACTCCGCGCCGAACCATTAATTCGTTCAGTCGCAGATAAGACCCCAACCAATCAAACAAATCCAGGCTCAACTGTAATTCTACAGAAGTACGTTGACCTAGATAAAGCAACAGGAACACTTACTGAGTCAGTTGACCCAGATGCAGTTTCTATGTCCACACCAACACAGATTGCGGTTACTCTTAATGAGTACGGTAACTCTGTTCTTGTTACACGCGCTTTGGAACTATTCAGCCTTGCTGATATTGACCCAGCGATTGCTAACATCATTGCATTCAACCTTGCAGATTCAATCGACGACGTAGCAATGACAACACTTCGCGGTGGAACCAATGTAATCTACGGTGGTACTGCAACATCAACAGCGACAGTAGCCGCTGCTTCGACACTTGACTCAGCAGACCTTCGTCGCGCAGTAGCCAAGTTACGTGGTAACAAAGCCGTTGCTCGCAAGGGTTCACTCTACTGGGTAGGTATTCACCCAGAAGTATCACACGACCTCCGTGCCGAAACAGGCGCAGCGGCTTGGCGTGACCCACATAACTACCAGGCTGGAGAACAAATCTGGGCTGGAGAAATTGGTTCATACGAAGGTGCATACTTCGTTGAGTCAGCACGCTTATTCTCAAGCAAGGCTGGCGCAGACCAGACAGCACTAGCAACTGCTTCTGCAGTAAGTGGTGTTTCTGGCGAGTTCACAATCGTAGCAGCAAATGCTGCTTTCGGTGGCAAAGCCGAAGTCGGAGATAAAATCTCTGGAACTAACGTAGGTGCTGCTGCAAAGATTACAGCAATTGCTGTTGGTGCAACCAATACTACATTTACAGTTAGCGTTGCTAACTCAGGTACTGTTGGAACCAACACACTTACAGTAACACCAGTTACTCGCGTATTCAATACAATCGTATGTGGAAAGCAAGCAATGGCTCAGGCTGTTGCAGAAGAACCACACGTTGTTATTGGTAACGTAACTGATAAGTTAATGCGTTTCCGCCCAATGGGTTGGTACGGCGTACTTGGCTTTGCACGTTACCGTGAAGAAGCACTTTATCGCCTGGAAACAGGCTCATCAATCGCTGCTCTCTAGTAGTTAATTGACGCTGTGGTAGGGGGATAAAACTCCCTATCACGGAGTAAGTTCACTAAGGAGGACTAATGGCTACATGGTTGTTCAAAACACCAACTGTAAGAGAAGGTCCAATTGGAACTGGCTCTCGTTTATTCTATTTCTATAAAATGGAAGTGGGGGTATCTATAGTCAAAGAAGAAGGTATCTACTATCAGGCAAGATATCTTTTAGACTCAGATGTAAACAGTTACCAAGAAGTCTATCGTGGTGGAGTTAACCACATGGTTAGTGATGAAATTAAGGCAGCATTAATTGCTGGAGATATAGATGTGACAGAAGCAAACTTTACAGTACAGTAGGGACATAATGAATTTACATAGAGAACAGAAGCATCCCGAATATGTAGAAGGATGCTTTGGTTGTAAAGTAGGAACCCTAGAACTAAATAGTGGGGATGCAGCCAAGCCAATTTCTGAAAAGAAATGGCAAGGAGAATTGAATGCCTATAGGGATGCTAGGTCTCAGGGTATTCAACCAGCAGGAACAAGTATGGCTCATATACAACAGGCACACAAGGCAAGTGAGGTTCTTAATAAACCTTACAATGCTAACAGTATGCCGAAGGCACAAGATATAAATAAAAAATCCGTAGAAGTACTTAAACATACAGGAGCAATATAATGAAGATGACAAAAAAAGCAACAGCAAAGAAGGCTTACGCATATGGTGAGAAAATGGAAACCAAAGGTATGAAAGCCAAGGAAACAAAAATGGGTATGGTTGCAATGAGGAAGATGTCACCAGCAGCAATGAAGAAGATGGGCAAGAAGAAGTAATGACTAGCGCGGCTTGGCAACGTAAAGAAGGTAAGAGCCCTTCTGGTGGACTGAACGCAAAGGGTCGCGCATCCTACAAGGCTCAGACTGGTGGCACACTTAAAGCCCCAGTTAAGTCTGGTGATAATCCTCGTCGTGCATCTTTCTTAGCCCGTATGGGCGGTGCATCAGGACCTGAGCGTAAGCCTAATGGTGAACCAACAAGACTGTTACTCAGTCTTAATGCTTGGGGTGCATCATCTAAGGCTGATGCTAGAAAGAAAGCAGCAGCAATCTCTAAGAGAAATCAGGGAAATAAAAAATGAGTGCAAGTTCAAAGCATTATTTGAAAAATGGTAAAGAACATAAAGGTGCTATTCATAAGATGAACGGACAAATTCATACTGGAGCAAAGCATACTGCAGCAAGTAAGGTAGTCACTCATACAAAACCAAAGAAGGCAAAGTAATGGCTACTAAGAAAGCAGCATCTAAAGTAAACGCTGCTGGCAATTATACAAAGCCTGGAATGCGTGCTTCTTTATTTAAGAAGATTAAGGCTGGCTCTAAGGGCGGAGACCCTGGAGAATGGTCTGCCCGTAAAGCGCAACTGCTTGCAGTTCAATACAAGAAGGCTGGCGGAGGCTACAAGTAATGACACTTGCCAAGTCACAACAGTCCCTTAAGAACTGGACTGCTCAGAAATGGACAACCTCTGATGGTAAACCATCTAAGGGTAAGAAAAGATATTTGCCTAAGGCGGCTATGGCTGCTTTAACACCAGCGGAAAAGGCTGCAACTAATAAAGCCAAAGCCAAAGGTAATGCAAAAGGTAAGCAGTTTGTAAAGCAACCTAAGGCAATAGCAAAGAAAACAAAAAGTTACAGATGAAAGACTCAAGCGCCGCATATTGGGCAGACAAGGTGAAATGGTAATGGCAACAGATAAGAGTTTTTATAATAGGAAGATTAAGGTATCACAATCTACAATTGATGATATCAAGAAAATGGGAATGACCGCAGCCCTAAAGGGTACGAACAGTAACAAGAGTGCCGAATACAAAGAAGGCATTAAGCGTATGTATGGTGAGAGACGCTACGCTGCCGCAATGAGTGCTTCTGGCACTAAATCAAAAGTTACAGACTCACGCTTTACAGGACTTGGTGCTGGTAAGCCAAAGCCATCAGACTCACGCTTTACAGGACTTGGTGCTGGTAAGCCAAAGCCATCAACGTCAGCAAAGCCTAAGTCTTCATCAAGCAACAATACTAAATCAAATATCCTTAAAGGTATAAGTGCACTCGCCGTAGGCGGTCTACTACTTGCAGCAACCAAGAACCCAGCAGCAGCAGCCCGAGCAGGGTCTTTTGCTATGAAGGGTAAGATTTCTAGAAAAGGTCCAGGAACTCAAATGGAGTTTGCTAAGAAGGCTGCAGAGGATAAGATGCGCAGTAACTTAACGCAACGTGCAGCCGCTGCTGCTAAAAAGGCTCCAGTTAAATCTGTTCCTAAGAAAAAGACTCCATCTATTACCAAAAAGAAAATTGGTATAGCAGGAGGAGTAGCAGGAACTTCTGCTTCTAACAAACAAATGAAACGTAAATAATTTAGGAAGAGGTTGAGGGCATGGCAAGTATTCCAGGCTTAGAGTTTACTGCTGAACTTAATCGTTTAGCAAATGGTGGGGACTACCCAGACAGAACTGCATTTAAAGCAGACCAAGGCGCAGCAAACGCTTGGGCTGGTACAAATGGACTAGGGATACTTGCTGCCCTCAACATCAAGGCTAATGCAAGTCGTCAACCTGATAACTACAAAGGCTTAACTGCTATTTGCAATGAACTAGCATCAACTACTGGACTATCTGCTTTAGCAGCATTAAGGACTATCAATGCCTAATTTATCTGATATGATTGATGAAGTGTTAATTAACCTTGCAGGTTATACATACCAACAAGATAGAACAACTTACATTATTGAAGATGTCTCAGATACTGCCTCAACCATTGCAGCACCAATCATCATTAAGTTAGCCTCAACTGATAATATTGGCAAGGGAACTATTGAGATTAACGAAGAACTAATGTGGCTTGATTCATTTGACCGTGTATCTAATACTGCAACCATCCCACCCTATGGTCGTGCATACCTTGGCAGTTCAAGAGAGGCACACATTGCTGGAGAAAAAGTAACAATTAGCCCAACTTTTCCACGGCACGTTATCAAGAAGTCTATCAACGATACTATCTCAGCATTTGGCTCTAGCCTCTTTGCGGTCAAGACTACATCTTTTGTATTTAATTCAGCACAGACTACATACGAATTTAACAACTTAAACATTAAAAACATCATGTCAATTATGTGGCAAGATGTTGGACCATCAGAAGAATGGATTCCTATTCGTCGTTGGACTTGGGATTCACTAGCATCTACTGCAGCATTTGGTGTTGGAGCACAGACTGTTACCATTGGCGACTTTGTACAGTCTGGACGTACTGTCAAGGTTGTATACTCTACAGACCCAGTACCGTTTACAGTTAACACACAAGACTACTCAACACAAACTGGTTTGCCAAACTCTACACGGGACGTAGTAATCTTTGGTTCAGCATATAGACTACTTGCATATTTAGACCCTGCGCGTTCTGCACAAGTTAGCCCACAGGCTGACGAAACAGACACTAAGCGTCCATTTGGTGCTGGTCAATCAGCAACCAAACAGTTATACGCTTTATACCAGCAACGCCTTCAAGAAGAAACACGAAGACAACAGTCTACGTACCCAATTCGAGTCCACTACAGCCGATAGGTAGATAAATGACAATAAGAAAATATTCCTCCAGAGCGCAGCAAACATCTCTCTCTGCCTCACTTGCTGATACGGCAACAAGTTGTGTAGTTTTATCTGCTTCAGCGTTACTTGGTGGACAGAGCGTAACTGCTGGTACAACATTTAGTGTTGTCATTGACCCAGATACCGCATTAGAAGAAATTGTAGATGTTACGGTTGTTGCAGGCAATACGCTTACAATAACACGTGGAATCGAAACTGCAACAAGTGGAACTAGCGGTTCTGCTCACTCTGCTGGAGCCAAGGTTCGTCACATGGCTACAGGTCGTGACTTCCGCGAAGCCAATGAACATAGCGAGAATGTTACAACTGCACACGGAATTACTCTTGCTAACCTAGTCAAGACTACAGATACTGGCACAGTATCAACTACAATGCTTGCAGCCAATGCTGTTACTACTGCCAAGATTACTGACTTAAATGTAACCACTGGCAAAATAGCAGACAATGCAGTTACTTCTGCAAAGATTGCTGACCTAACTATTGTTGCTGGAGACTTAGCAGATGGAGCAGTTACCTCTGCTAAAATACTAGACGGTACTATAGTCAACGCAGATATTAACGCATCTGCTGCAATTGATAAGACTAAGATTTCAGGTACTGCTGTTACATTAGCAGATACTGGAACCGTTACTAGCACTATGTTGCTAGATGGAACTATTCTTAACGCTGACATTAATGCAGCCGCTGCTATCGCAGCAACTAAGATTTCTGGCACAGCCATTACTGCAGCCGATACTGGCACAGTAACGTCAACAATGATTGCAGACGGAACGATAGTAAATGCTGATGTTAATGCATCTGCAGGTGTTGCCTATAGCAAGTTAAGCCTTAACTCAAGTATTACTTCTGCAGATATTGTTAATGGAACTATTGTTAATGGAGACATTGCAGATGGAACTATTACTGCAGCCA